TTCTTTTTGCCACCAGGTGTAACTTTACCTGAACATACAGCTGATGCGTACATGTTCGCGTATGCAGATGGGTAAACTTTGAATTTACGCTTCGCTGCTGCTTTACCTCTTGGACAAAGTTTAGCCATTAAACTTTACCACCTTTTCTTTTCATAGCTCGTCCACCGCCTTTGTAAGCGATACCACCACCCATGAAAGGTGATCTTTTATCTTTTGCCATACCACCTTCTTTCAAGAAGCCCATGTTGTTTCTAACTTCTTTAGGTAGTTTTGGTAAACCTTTATTATCTGCTGGTATTGGTTTTAAATTTTTTCCAGGCATTATTTTTTCCCTCCGTTTTTAAATATTTGTGTTCCCTTTATACCATATATGCTCGCGACCACAAGGATCCACAAATTTGTGAACCATGACGGGAGCTGCTGGAACTGCTCAAAGAATTCTTTTATCTTTGCAGCCGCACCCGGATCATCCGAGAAGACCCCGTACGCAATCACTAATATCGGGAGCGTTAACACGACCAACACGAACTCGTCTTTCCAGTCCGACTGTCTTGCTTCCAATAATTTGCCCTGGTACTCGCTCTCCCCACGGGCCATCTTATCTGCGTGCATCAATTGTGCATCAGCCATTTTCATTTTAGTCTCTTGTTTCTTTTTATAGATGTGCGTTGCCGCGTTTAATCCTAATTTAAGTGCTGAAAACCACATATTAATTTCCCTTTCTTATAATAGATATTGAATCTGGAGTTTTGTCGTCTTTTAAAGCGCTTTGAAGCAAAGTTTTTTCTATAGAAGTCTCTGCACGAAGATTTGCAAGCTGTTCATTCTGTTCTAGCTTCTCATCTTGGTTTTGATCGTTCATCATTGCTCTCATTTTATCAAGATCCAATCTTTGTTGACCTTCACGCTCTTTTCTAGCGTTTTCTTGTGCTTGTAAATCCAATTCTCTTGCTCTTAATGCAGCAATTGGATCATTTCCATAGTCACCGTTGATTTTTTTCTCTTCATTCATAAAATCTTCAGTCATTTCTGCAATTAAAATTGCTTTTCTTGACTCAATCTTCTGTTGTAGCATCTGAATATCGTTTTGAAGGTTAGGATTTTGCATCATCGCCTGTGGATTTTGCATCATTTGCAACATTTGTTGTAATTTTCCTAGTTCTTCTCTAAATTCTAGCTCAATTTGCTCTTGTGCCATCAAAGAAATGTGTTCTAAACAGTTTTTATGAAGTGCTGCACCTATCATTGGTGCATTTTTTACCATTGTTGTGCCCATAAAGTTTAAATGAGCTGTCATATGTGCTCTATGATCCTGTCCTGGAAACGCTTGGAAAGGTTTTCCGGCTAATGCATCGATGTGTTCCAGTGCAGGATCTTTTGGTGTGGGTGGTTGAGGTTTTTTTAAGAGTAAATCTACATCTTTTACACCCAAAGCTTCATACATATTTCTAAATACTTCGTATTGATTATGTAATTGTGGGTTAGCTGCTGCTAATTGCATTTGAGTTTGTGCTAAAGATATTCTTTGTGCTTGAGAAAATATGTTTGGATCTGCAACAGGTAGAATATCTATTCTATCATCAAAGTCAGTTTGTTTAATTTGTCTTTGTCCACCGATAACATCGTAAGGATATACAGGTGGTAGATATAATTTACATACTCTAGCCATTAAAGTAAATTCTTGTTTCATTGAAGCATACAATCTTTTGTGAACTGCAGACATCACACGAGATCCTCTCTCTAACATAGCAACAGTTGTACCCACCGCTGCTTGTTGATTACCATCTCCTATTTGTAAATCTGCAATTGCTGCAAATCTTTGACCTGCTTGCACCACACTTCCTAATAAATTAAATAATGTAGCTGATGGTTCTTTAAATGGTAAAGGCATAAATGCATCTCTGATACTTCCACCAGGTGCATCTACATCTTTGAACTCTCCAGGTTGAATGGGTTGTGCTTCATCTTTAACTCTAATACCACGCATCTTAAATCCTGCTGGCATGTTTGATAAAGTTCCTGCATCTAACAATGATCTTAGTGCCATCGTTGCAGTTCTAGATAATCCACCAATCATGTGAATCAAACCAAAACCATAAAAACCAAGACCTGGTAAAAATTTAAAGTGAACAAAATATTGTATTTTCTTTTTCATTTTATCACCAACTTCGTAGTTTCTTCTAATCGATAAAACTTCTTTTGATGATTCTTCTATTGTTACAATGTATGGTAATTTAATTCCTGTGGGCTCAGATTCAGGACTCATGTCCTCAAAACCCATCAAGTCTAAATCAACATGACACTCTAACAATGTAAATATTTTTTGATCTTTACTTTTTGTTCGACCTTCTAACTCACGTTCTTTTCGATCTGTTTCACTTTCTTGATCTTGACCTGGAGTTAATTCGATGTCTCTGTAAAAACCTGCAACTTGTTGTTTACGTAAATCGTTCTCTGACATTTTAACCACATGAATAATTGATTCCGCATCTTCTAATGAGGTAGCAGTATACGGAACAATTAAATCATCGGCAGGGACAAACTTTGAAACTGTTCTTTGATGTATATCATCATAGTAAACTTTTTTAAAAGCTGAACCTGATAGTGGCAAATAAAATAACATCTGATCGAATTCAGCTTCATACTCTTTCATCTCAGACATTATTAAATAGTTTAAATAATCTTTAACACGTAGTGCTTGTTGTTCTTTGTCAGGTGTTGGTAACCCAACCATTTGAGTTCTAACAGGACCACCTGCTGGTAATAATTCTTTATAAGCTTGTGCTTGAAACTGAGTGACTGCTTCAGCTAACACTGGGTGAGTTGCACCTGATGCACCTTTGAATGGTTCTGAAGTTTGTTCGTATTTAAATCCTAAAAGATCTAAACCTTCTCTGTATGCTGACTCCCAATCTTTTCTTGAACTTTTGTAATCGCTATAGTTTTCAAATAACTCATGGCCTAATGGACTTAGGATAGAGTCATCTAATAAATCTGCTAAGTTTGCAAAATGGCTTTCGTCTTCACCCGGGTTTACTAGACCTGGTTGAAAGTTTACGTCCACTGATCCGTCTGGATTTTCTTGAACGTCAACGGGATTGACAGGTTGCTTCTCTGCCTGCTCTTCTGCTATCTCTACTTCAACTTCCTCTGGACTAGGTACTTTGATAGTTTGCTCTACGTTGGGTAGAGACTTGTCTATTTCTGCCATTTATTTTCTCCTGTTTTACTGTCTTAACAGTATTGTATTTAATATTCAACCCTTGTGGTGTCGGTCCTCTTCTTGGTGGTGGACCTGATTTTTTACCTATCATTACGGTACAAACTTCTCTGTTTCATCTTTGACACCTTTGTTTTGTGCCATAATTTCTTTAAACCTCGTTGGAATATTTTCTAACATAGATTCAATTCCTTCTCTTCTTTCAGTTGCTTTTTGCAACATTTCTTTTTCATCTCCATAACTTGTCATTTCTCTTAAAGCTAAAGGTATATTAACTGCTCTACCAAAATATGGATCTTTAGCTAAATAAGAAGCACCACTAGCTAACGCATCTGCTACTGGAGCTCCAGCAGAAAGCATCATAGCTACATCATATGGTGCTAATACTGCAGCTGATCCTGGAATATTAGAAGAAAATTTTTGTATTATAGGTTTAGAAGATCTATACTTTTCATTAAATCTACTAAACATATTTCTCTCTGTAGTTTTTTTTGGTTCAGGTAGATCAGCAGCTACATCAACACCTGGAATATTTGGTTTTGGATTTATTTTAAGTAATAACGTATCTGGTATGTCCATGTTTTTTAAAGTTCTATAAATGTGAGGAAACTTACCTGTCTTAGAATCATAAGCTACACCCATGTCAGCTCCTATTCTTCCAACATTTTCAATGTCTACACGAACACCTATGTCTTTTAAATAACTACTTATCTTATTTAATTTTTCAGTGTCTCCATGAAACTTCCCACCTTTTTTAAAAAGTTTATTTACCTGTCCTTCTATAAAAGCACTATTAAACTGACCAGGAGTAATATTTAAATTAGTTGCAAACTTAGTGCTACGCTGTCCTTTTGATATTTTATTGATATCAAAGATATCAAATATTGATCCTTTTTCTGCTAAATTTCTATAATACTCATCGTTTAAAGGATTTCCTTTTGAATCTGTTTTTCTTCGTATTATATTTCCATCTTTATCAAGTCTAGTTTCCATTAATGCTTTTATTTTTTCACCAAACTTTGTATTATTAATTGCATCTGGATTGTTTTTA